CTTACTTTCTGGTTCATCAGCTTTAACTTCTACCTCAGGTGTCGCCTCAACTTCTGGCTCAGCTTTTACTTCTGGCGCAGTTGGTTCAGTTCTTGGCGATGGATCAGCAACCTCTGGTTTAGGGTCACTAATTGGTTCTGCTTCAATTTTACTTTGAAATAGTGTGTTAGCTATTTCTTTTCTTCTTGCCTCTAAAGAGTCTCCAACTTTCATTCTTAAAGCATCTTTAAAAGCTTCACCAGCACCGTCTTGGTTTCCATTTGATAAAGCATCTATGAAATTTTTAACTTGTTCGCTCATCTGTATCTCCTATTTCTTGTTGTGGATTATCAGCTTTTTCTTTATTAATCTGACTATCAATTTCATCCATTTCTCTTTCACTTTGTCTTAATATATGTTTTCTAATATATTCTTTTGAGTAAAATGTACCGATATAATCTCTCATCATATCAGCTAAAGATAATCTATCTTTTAACATTTCACTTTGTTTTAGTTCAGCAAAGTGTCCGTCTTGTAAAAAGTCATATTGAATATTTGCTAGGATTACGCCCCAATCTTCTTCAGCTATAACTCCTTTTAAAATTAATTGAGTTCTTAAAATATCGTTAAAGAGTTCAGTAAATTTCTTTCTTAATCTTTGTACGAATTTTGTAAACTTCAATTCATCTCTTGTTATTTCAGTTGATCTACCTAAACTAAAGCCTTGTCCACTTTCCAATCTACTAATAGGTACATTAAGAGCTCTATATAATTTCTTTTGGAAATATTCAATGTCAGCTATTTGACCTAAATTCTGACCACCAGGTAAAGTTTCAATAGTAGTTCCTCTACCACCTTCTCTACTAGGTAACCAAAAGTCTTCTAACATTGACATATAGTTTCTGTCATCTCTGATTTCACCAGTAGATGCGTCATAGACCATTTTGTTTCTATAACGAGCCATAACATCTCTTAAATATTGTTCAGCTTTTACTTTTGGTAAATTACCAACGTCAATTTTAAACATTCTTCTTTCAGGCGCTCTAGCAATACGATAGATAACTGCTGCGTCTTCAATCATTCTTAATTGATTGACAGGTTTAATAGCCTTATGTAAATAAGACAATATCAAGTTTTTATTTTGATCTATTAAACCACTACCACAAAATGCTATCGTATCTGGCGCTATTCTAACACCTGATCCTGAAGTTTGTCCTGATACACCTTTTTCATTGTAAACATAATACTCTTCCCAATTGTCAATAATATTCATATTATTACCGAACGTAGGTGTATCGCCTCGTGTTTTTCTAACTTCTCTTACTCTTTTTATTTTACGAGGATCAATGTATCTTAATTCTTGTATTCCGTTTTTTGGATTTTCTCTATCAATAAGTTTTTGATAGTACATTCTACCATCAACATACCATCTTCTGAATATGTCGTGGCCTTTAGTATTAAAGTTTAACAACCTTAATATGATTCTAAATTCGTCTTCTATTCTTCTCTTAACTTCTTTTCCGTATGGAAGATTATCCAGTTGTACTCTTACAGCATCTTTTAATTCATTAGAAACAATTGATTCGTTTATAATGTCTTCAATAGCTGTATCACACTCTGGATGCAGTGAAATTTCTCTATATCTTCTAACGAGGTCTGCCTCGTTTTTGGCAGTACCTTCCAAGTCCAGGTATTGACCGAAATAACCGCCAGCGGCGATGGTTACTGTTCCATCGTCCGCTAGAGGCGTAGTAAAGTTTTGTTTCGGGTCCTGGGCTTTCTTCTTTCTGGTTATTTGAAAACCAAATAAATCAGCCATAATATTACTCCTTAACTACTACTACTTATATTGTTATTAAGTAGTTGTATTTGATTCAAAAAACTGATATGAAAGCGTTACAGTAAATGTTTCTACTTCAGTCTTTTCAGCGTAATCCAATGGAATATCAGATACAGTAGTTGGAAATGCTCCTCTTATTGTATATGATTTAATTGTATTACCGTTTCTGTCCAGATGATCTAAAAAGGCATCAACTTGATAATCAGCAGGATTTGTAAGTCCTTCGTTATCAGTCATATTGTTAATACCGTTTTGCCATCTTTCAAAAGCGTTTCTTAACTTAAAGTTAGTATCATTTAACACTGTAATAGTAAAATCAGCAAATGTTCTGTCACCTGCAAGTTTTATTGTTCTACCTCTAAAACTTACTGGAACTGTTCCGACAGTCATCGCTGGTATACTAGCACCAGTACATAAAAACGCTAGTTCTTCTATTTCTCCACCAACTTGAGCGTATCCAGGAAAAGGCATTGTAACCTTAAACTGATTGGCACGTGCGCCACCGCCAGCAAGTTTAGCTTTGAAGTCTGTAATGTTTGCCATTTTTTATTTCTCCTTCTTAACTATTAACCTGCCACTTCTTCAAAAGAAACGCCAGTTCTGGTTGCAATGAATTGTAATGTGATAAAGTTGATGCTTCTTGCTGGTTTAACGAATATCTCAGCAATAAACTCGTTTCTATCAATTACTTCACCTGTATTGTTAGTTTCATCACATACTACTAAAAAGTCTGTGATACCTCTTCTGCCTTGTACCTCTCGTAAGAATGGCTCAACAATGTTTCTAAAGTTAGCTCTAGTAAACTCATCATTGAATTCAAACAATTGGAATTTAGAAGCCGTAGAGATTGCTTTTTCTAAAACGATAAACAATCTTCTTACGTTTATTCTGTCAAATGCAGATGGTGCGCTCAATCCAGTCTTGTCACCGAATAGAACAGTACCTTGTCCTGGGAAAGTAACCACAGGATTGATTCTGTTTCTATATAAATCATCTCTTTGTGTTTTGTTAGGATTGAATGCTAACTTAACAGCTCCTCTGATAGTTCCTCTATTGAAACCAGCAGGTGAGAACCAAGAATCTGCAACTAGGTCAGTTCTTGCTGCTAAACCAGCTATGTCACCGTTTAATGGTACAAATCTGTAAACATCATTGTATCTGTCGTACATATATTTGTAACCACTATCAAATGTGGCATAAGATGTAGAACGTATTGCACTATAAAAGCCTAATACGTTACTAGCTTGTGTATTTGCATCTGCAACATTAACTACATCACTTCTTTCAGGTGATACAAAAGCGATTGCATCTTTTCTGTTTTCAGCGATTGTAATTAAGTTATCAATATGTGTAGCGTCACACTTACCACCAATGATTAATCCAACATCAACAGTTTCTGTGTCACTAAACTTCTCGTAAGCAGTTTTTCTTTGACCAGTTGTTGAAGCTGAACCATCAGAACCAGATTGTAATGAAGTTTGGCTTGGTACAGTTACAGCAGTAAATGTTGTACTTGCAGCAGCAGAACCCCAATTCGTTCCTGATGTGTTGTGGTCCATCCAGTAAACGTATGCTGATTTAGCATAAATTACATCTGGATAGTAGTTTGTGTCGCCTTGAGCAGATTTTGCATCTGAAGCTTTTGATACTTTTGAGTAAGTTTCTAAAACTTCACCAGCAGTACCTGTGATTCCACCGTCTTCATCAAATACAACAACGTGCATCTCATCTCCTGATCCACTTCTTGCTGAAACATATGCTGAAGTTCCTGGAGCACCTTCTACTAAATCAAAGAATCTCCATCTTCTTTTTACGTTTGAATCATCAACAGGGGCAACATGCAATCCGCCTGTACCCTCGTCCGCTCTTACAAAGCTTAATTGTGTAGCAGAATCTACAGCTGTTACTCTGTATTTTCTACCATCATAGTCAGTTCCACTAGCAGTAGTAGTAAACTCAATTATGTCTCCTACATTAAATCCTGTTGTTGAATCAACTATGATTGATTGGTCACCAACTGAGTGTGCAGTTCCGTCAACTTTTGTCTTCGCTGCTTCTTCGTATGCAGTAGCTGATGGGCAAATAGAAACAGCTAAATTGTTTCCGTGTGCACCCGCAGTTCTTGCAGCCCACTCACCAACTGATGCAGAACCGTCTGCATAGTTGTTTTGGTAATCCGTTGTATTTTTAATTGAAAAACTACTACCTGAAACAGTAGCGTTTGACAATCCTGTGTTACTAACTCGTACTACTCTTAATGCGTTAGAATATTGTAAAAAGTTGGCAGCGCTGAAAAAATCTTCAAAGTTTGAAGAATCAGGTTTACCAAAAGTATTTACAAGCTCTTGTTCACTAGAAATCGTTACGACTTCATCCAAAGGACCTTTTCTAAACTCTCCTGCAAATGCACCTGTTGATGTAGATACTGCAGGTATAATTCTTGTAAGGTCTTTTTCCTGTACGAGAACACCTGGTGATACTTGAAATGCCATTAGGTTTTCTCCTTATTTTTATAATTAGCTAATTTTAATATCTTTAATCCAAAATTCGTATTATTCATACGCCCATATCCAATTCATTATTACCTTAACATTATTTATAATATCAAAAATGTTCACCTTTTCTGGTCACAGGACGCCATACATCGCCATATTCATCAACGGTTTGTTCTTCGTGTTCGTTTATACCATCATCCAAGAATCCAAAAGGCGCCATATCCTGTTCTATTATGTTAGCTTGTTCTTCATATAGTTTAGAACGTACATCAGCATTAGTTAATTCTTTGAAATACACTTGATTTGACAACCACCCAAACACCACTAAACAAGTCATTAAGTCATCATTACAGCCTTCTTCTGCCATCCAAGAATTATGACGCCTAGAAAAAGTTGACATTTCTTCTATAATATTAAAATCGTTTATGACTAATTTATCTGTTTCAACAATTGTTTTTAGATTAGAACAACCTACTTTTTTAACTTGTTTTGTCATTCTAACACCTAATTGACTTCCTCTAGCACTAAATCCTTGACCCAACACTTGTCCTGCTCTACCTTTTTGTGTTGTCATCAATACATTTTCATATTCCAAATCAAAATGTAAAGCATCAGATATTTGTGCACCAATATCATTGACTTCAACTAGAACGTGAGCTTTGTTATATG